GTCGGAGGCGCCCGCATACAGTCCAGGGTAGTATAACGGCATCTCAAGTCCCCAAACCTCCTCTAAAGGCTTAAATAGCCCTCTATCAATGATGTTTTGGGCCATGATGCCTGCCTCTTTACCCAATTCAGTCATATCCATATGATTCTCTCCCTTAATATAACCTTCCAGTATTCTATGCATAATAGTACCTCTAGCGGCTGCATCATCACGCACCTTGTCTGCCTTCTTTTCGCCTAATTTTCGCCTCCATTCAGACAACTTTGCTTCACTCTCAGCAGAACGTGTAGCACCCAAAATGGTCGTTACCGAAGGCAACTTCTCATTGTTAATGTCATAGACCCGTCCATTTTCAGAATCGACTCTCTTAATAGTTTGATAATTAAATTTAGATGTCCCGTTCCATATTGGCATATTTATATTCCTCCAAGTTTACAATGTTATTTTTTTTTAATTTTTCTTTCGAGTAGTGGGCCATGATTTGATTTAGTTTTGGTAGTTTAACATGAACATATGGCCAAATTAAGCAGGCGACATAGTAAGCATCTCGGTGAGCACAACGCCACCTCCATTGTCTCTTTCGTCCCTTAGGAACTTTCCGTTCTCCAAAGGAGCCACATCCAGTAAACTCATGTACCCAGCGAATAATGGATTGATCCGTCATGGCAATCTCTAGTCTAATCTGCCAGATTTTATGAACAGGTTTTCCAGGGCGCTGGTGTCGTGTTTGGTTTAATTGTTTATAATAAACTGAGCCTTCCCCATCAAAGAGGCCGGCTAAGTAAGCTACGTCTGTTTCTCTAAGCATATCTTTTTATTTCCTACTTCTATTGTTTTAAATCCATACGTTGTTAAAGCATAAGCAATGATACTCATGTCGTATGCATGTAGATCATCAAATATAAATCGTGTGCCAATTCTAGATCTTGGTGCAAAAAAGATAGCCTCCTCCATAACTTTTTCTGTAGTATGGGGTCCATCAAAGAATACTAAATCGTAGGTATTCATTATTTTTTTCTTGCCGTCTTTGTAGATTGGAACACCACGACCAAAGGCGTTAAAGTATTCCGTATCTTCTAGTTGAAACAAAGTAAAGTTTTCATGATATTTAAAATCACTAAAAAAGTTTTGCTTCATGGAATTAGGATATGTTGGAACTTGAGGGCTGCCATCTGGATTAACTAACCTATTGCCATCAAAGTCGGTCCAGAATATTTTTCTCCCCTTGTCATCAATGATGTCTTGTTTATCTAAATGTTTGTAGAGTAAATCACCGTAAGGATCGACACCTATATGAAAATGATTTTTGTCCTCTAGCATTTCCATAATAATATTACTACTGTAGCCTTCACGAACCCCTATCTCTAAAGTAAGATAAAAGTCTCGAGGCTTTAATTCTTTGGTCCACTTGGCTAAATATTTATAATCGCCGCTGTCTCCTTTAATCATATATGGTTGCTACCTCTCTGGCCCAGAGAACTTGGTAGCCAACCATCCAGTGTTGGTCGCAGTGCTAACGTACAGAGGAAAGCGCGAAGCATAACTTGGACGCCTACTAACTGGTCATAAATTTTCATAGCAAACCATCCTTTCTAAGAGGGTTTAAAACTTGCTCTACGGTATTTTCTAAAGCTTTAATAGTTGCTTTTAAATCCTGTATTTCTTTTCCAGCTCTCCTGCAGGAGTTTTGCAGGATTGCTTTTTGTTTTTGTAGGTCTTCAACCTGTCTTTTCAGATCCATTGTCTTCCTCCTCTATCTCCCCTTGAGAGTTACATACTGTACACTGTGCATGTATCTCTTCTCGGGCTTCTTCGTAGGGAATTCTAATAAAACCATTCCCTTTACACGCTTCACATATTTTTTTCATTGCCTTGCCTTTCAAAAAAAGTCTGAGCCTTTTTTCTAATGTACTCATGATCGAAGCCGGCTAATGTACACACCATTTTAAAATCTCCATTAGGGTGTGTAAAATATTCTTTAGCGGAAATGGCAAAATGACCATGAGGAGACCCATATGTTTTATTTCTCCAATGTCTTCCTACAGCATCTTCTAGCGCAACAATTAAAACATTACGCCAAAGACTTCTTATAGGATCTTTTTTCTCTCCAAAGTGGTTAAGACTTTTTTGAGCTAGATTTAATTTTACCATTGTATTTCTTTGCTTTCTCATCAACTAACATTCTAATTACTTGCGCCCTACTTAATGTGATTCCTGGTGCAAGAATCTTGGTCAACTGATCTATTTTGTCATAGCAGGCGTGATCGACTGCAAGACTTTTATATTTACTTATGTCTGTCATTAGTATATCCTTTCTTTTGATATATAAACATATAGGATATTTATATCTTTTTACAAGAGGTGTCAAGATGAAAATTTGGATACTCGCCCTAGTAGTATGCAGTGGGGTGGAGCATATCTGTAAACCCGCTATGAAAACTCCTTTAGAGTATGATAGTTATTATACATGTACAGAACAGGCTTATAAGAAGTCCCAAGAGATTTTATTCGAAGGCGATATTACCCCAGATATAGTAGACAATAAGAGATTATTTACTAAATGGAGTTGTATACCTTTTTTAAAAGACGGTGAGCCCATATAATTTTATTCGCATAGGACACCTTGCCACGTCCCTCTTCCATCTTTTAAATACCATCCTTGCTTTATACCAATATCCATATATTGAGCAATTTCTTCTCGATGGTCGTCGGCAAACATTAAACACTCATGCACTTCCATCGATCTTGCAAGATCGTACCTTTCTTGTATTAATGTTCCATCGACCAGAAGTATCAATATGACGAGAGTTTTGACCATCAGCCCACCTTTTTATAAGTTTATACCATTTCTCCTTATACTCCGGATTTTTGGTTTTATTCCACATTATAGCTGCTTCGTCTATTTCTTTCATCATTTTTTTCTAATAGCAAAATTACAATCTAAACACGTGTATTTATAAGTATCATGTTCTACACAGTGTCCTACTACATTAGATTTAGGGTTAGACATATCATTCTCGCTTGTACCTTCCTCTGGGCAGGCGCATTGTTTTATATTAAATACTTTACAAATAAAATTTTTTAAAAGTTTTCTCATACTCTTCCCTGGCCACGATATTTTTTCTTACGCAGGCGTTTGGTAGCCTTGTTTAAATTTTTCTTATGTCTCCCGGGTCTTTTACGGGGTTGTTGATGATGGTATAAATTTACTCCAAATTGTGCTTTCTTAGCCATTCTCTGTCTTCCTTTGATATAGAAAGGTATCTTATACTACCATTCTTATATTGTCTAGTATCGTGTCCACAATTGGTACACCTATAAAAATCAGATACAATCGCCACGAGAATTGTATGCTCGTTACAGTTTTCACACGTGCCGTGAACCGTATCTATTTTTGAAAAGTTATATTTGTTGAATATTTTATCCGACAACTTTTCCGCCTTTCCACTCCATATCTGGAAGGCCTTCTGTGTATTTTTTACCGTCAAAAGTTAATACTTGTTTTCTATTTGAATCTGATTCGTGATAAGATATGTGGACCCATCCGCCGGTAGGATCATCCTTGTCGTAGTACTCCATGATCAGCTGGTCAAAATCCACGTTATTAGAAAGCCAGTAAGCTGTCTTAATATTGGGCACGCCAGAAATTTCTAGGTCGACCGCCTGGCCTTTGGCATGCTGCGACGTTTTTTTGCTGCCGATCGCTTCACATAACGCCTCACTACGATAGCCGCTGGTGATGGTCACAGGTTTGTCGAAGTGTGCACGTAAAGGTTCCAGTACCTCATAACACAGATCACCTAAAGCTTTAATCTCACCTGCACCTGGTGTGTTATCAATGCCCCTACGTTGAGCGGTCATCGATTTGGTCATCTCTTTTAAACTAAAATGTTTACTTAGTTGCATTTTTATACCTCTTCCTATTATACTTCTTTTTGTTTTTAATTACACGCATATTATATTTATTATCTTGTAGTTCAATTGCCATTGGATTATGTTGATTTCTGGGTCTATTTTTCTTTAAGAAAAAAGCATATGCTTTCTTGTTCATTATTCAAGGATTAATTTTTTAATAGTTACAGAACCATCAATATTTTTTTCTAGCTCAGCCTTAGACTTAATGCATTTGTACATTACGTTTGGCTGGTACTGACGCTCCGCCGTACGCTTACCTCGTAAGCATTGAGCCATTCCCTCGTGCTGGATTCTGTGTTCTTTAATTTCTGCCCCTACGAACATAAGCAGGGCGACCACTGTTTCGATCAAAATTTACTCCCGTTTTTATAATGGATTTCTCTGTTTGAATCTTTTAATTCTTCTATATCTTCTAAAACTTTATCCATTTGTTTTCTTAAAAATTCTATGTTGACTTTGTTTAAAGCCATGTTCTCAATGTGTGCATTTAACTTATCCACGGACTTGTATAAATCCTCGATCATCATAAATTGTTCGCTATCTGCGGGAAGCGACCCAAGTTGGCCCCGCGGCCATTTGATTCTAAACTCTGTATTCTCAGTCAAGTCTTTTGTCATTAACTCTACTTGTGTTGAAAGTTTATTTTGTGTTTCAATAATACCGAAATAAGCCCAGGTGCCAATCGCGACCATCGCGATCAAACTGGCAACCGTCTTCATCGGCATCTGTACACGTGCTTCATCTGAAATGTTAAGTGGTTGTTTAGACATTAGTTATAACTATATCCTGTGTTGCCTGATTCAAGTTTCTCGAATAATTTTTTATGTTGGTCCATGATCTCTTCATCAGAGTCCATCATACGATCCATTTGATCTTCTAGTTTTAAAACTTGTTGTTCAATTCTATGTACTTTATCTTCATGCACCGCTTGGATAGTTGAAAGTTCAAAAGTTCTAGATAGACTCCAACCCCCTAATGCAATTAGGAGTCCAACCAACATCGTTAAAATTTTTTCCATCATTTTTGCCAGCTAAAAAGCCAGCCTATGAATTTCTTCCATAGGTTTTTGATCATGTTTTTTTCCTTCTCTGGTTTTACAGCTTCAGGTCCATGTACATGGCCACAATGAGGACATTCTCTTTTTATATTATACTCTGTGAGAACAAATCCCATTCCACAATTTTCACACTTCATCTTTTGTCTCCTTAACAAAACCCCAACTATTTTCTTTTGTAGTGGGACGTTTTTCTTCTATTTCGTAAAAGAAGTTATCAGTGTTTTCTGTTCTCCACTTACTACTATCTTCTACGTTCCAATCACTCGTCTGTACTTTCCAATCCGGAATTTCATCTTTCACCGTGAAAGAAGGTATATCCCAAAGTATACGATTGTTAGGTTGTGCTGCATAATTACCATCATCTAATGCTAATATATGAGCGCACTTATGTTCGTGCGGTATTTCTGAATGATCAGTATCTACTATATTACTCTCTGGATGTGCCCAGTCAACAGTAAATAAATATTTACCTGTGTGCGTTTTTTTATCTTTTCCGAAGTATTTGCCGGCTTGCCCGTCTAAGATATCATAAGAAGTAACAGAAGGATAGTAACTAAAACAATTCCATAACTCCAATTCATCAAGCCTACGTCCAGGTACTTCTTTTGCTTCAAATTCTCTTTGTATAAATGCAGAGATTGGTAAGCGGTAGAAGACTGCACCATTTTCCATAATTGCATGGAACAGAAGCGGGCGACCAGTAATCGAAGCGAAGCCGAAGATAATACAATCTTCAACTTCACCATGATGAGCTTTAAGATCATAGAGATACTCTCTCCTGATCTGTGCATAAGTCACAGGTATATTCGCATTTAAATAAGCCATGACTTTTCATTATAATATTATTGCACCAATTATTACACCGGCTGCAAAACAAACAAGTTCTCTTCTGTTATGTAATTGCCAGATCATAAATTGATTTATATATTTTTTAATCATTATGTCCTCCTATTTTATTGTACCCCAGTTTGGTCCAAGTTCACAGTCTACTTTATTAGGCAACTCTAAGTCAACCGCGTTTTCCATTATTTCTCTTATTTTTTCTTGATTACCATCAACTGAAATATCTAATTCATCATGTATTTGAATATGGGGAAGAATTCCTTCTTTATATAAATCCAACATGGCTTTCTTGGTCATATCCGCCGCACTACCTTGAATTAATTTATTTAAAGCTTTGTATGTAAAAGCCCTACGTGTAGGATTGTTATGCCAATAATTTTTATGTGGATTTCCATCTGTATCTTTTATTAATTCTCCCTCTTCGTCTTTTAAAAATTCTCCCATCTGTTGAAGCTCTAACATTCTTTCTTGATCCTCAGCGGGTACGTATTTTCCCCAATCACTGCCACGTAAGATTGGCTCATATTTAGGAAACCTACATCGTCTCCCTAATAAAGTTTTAATCTGACCTTTAGTTGAACCTGCGTTCATAATCTTATTCATTAATTGTTTTACAAATGGAACTTTAGAATGATATCTATCAAAAAGTTCTTCGGCTTTAGATTTAGTTACACCTAATTCTGCTTGAAGCTTTGCTTTACCCATTCCATAAAATAATCCTAAATTAATTGTCTTAGCTTGCGATCGAGGAATGTCGGCCATATCGGCAACAATTCTGTGAAAGTCTGTTGAAGCATCACTCTCATAAGAGTCGGCAATAGTATTGACTGAGGGTAAACCAAATTTTAAAGCATAGTGTGCTACAAGTCTTGGTTCCTGTTGCGAGTAGTCAAAACAACCCCACTGACATCCTTCCTCTGGAATAAATAAAGATCTAATTAATGGTCCTGTATCTGGATCTCGCGAAGGGATTTGTTGTAGGTTTGGATTCTGGTAAGAAAATCTACCTGTAACCGTTCCTCCATCATCAGATCTTATCTGATTTATTTCCGCGTGAATTCTCCCTCTATGTTCAAAATTTAAAATAGTATCTATAAAGGTTGTATTGACCTTGTTAATTTTTCTAGCTTCTGCTATCATCTTCACTATTGGATGTTCATGATTAGAAAGAAAATTTTTTGTAAATGAAGGAGAATCAGTTTTTGTTGTACGTTCGTAAGGTAGTTTTAATTTTTCAAAAACTTTGGCAATCGATCTTGCTGCCCATATTTGAGTATCTATTCCTGTTTCTATTTGTACTTGGTGGATTAATCTTTCTTCTTTTCTGGTCAATTCTTTTTTTAATTCAGTCGCTCTTTGAACGTCCACTCTCACTCCAAGAAATCTCATGTCCACAAGACAAGGAAAAAGATCTGTCTCAAGATTAAATATATCCTGCAGATCATTTTCAATTAATAATTTTTTAACGTGTTGCCATAACTTAAAAGTTAAAGTAGCATCTTTCTCTGCATAAGCACCTACCTCTTGAGCAGGTAACATCCACATATCTTTTTTAGGATCAATACCTCTAGCTTTAGCTGCTTCGTTTAATGCTCTTTCATTTTTTCCTTCATTTAAAAAATGCCATGCTAAAGTATTTAAGGTGTAAGAGAATCTGTTTTCATCTAATAAAGAAGAAGCAATCATAGTATCAACGATTAAACCATTGATTTTTAAACCTAAATTACGAATCCAACATACGTCGTACATAGCATTATGAAATATTTTTGTAGCAGGGCACTCAAGAATATCTTTAAACCACTCTAAAGTTTTTGCCCTATCCATATTAGGTCCTTCTCCATGAGCAATAGGAAAGTACCAACTGTCATTATAAGTGGCAACAGCTATTCCTACTACTTCTCCTCTACCTACTACAGCGCCTGATCCTCGAGATTTTAATTCTGTATCACGTGTCTCTAAGTCAATTGCTATTTCGTCATGAGATCTTAAGTCTGGGTATTCGGTATGTGCAACCCATTCTGTAGCTGGTAATATCATTTAGTATCTTTCATTTTTTTAATTTCTAATTCACAGTAATGAATTATTTTTTCCAAGTCCTCTACTTTATTTTTAAATAAATATCTGCAAACATATTTTACAACGTTCCCTTGAAAGAAAGAAAGATTATTCTTTGAAATAAATTCATAGGGTTGAATTTTAAATTTTTTATAATGACTTCCTCCCACCTGCTTATCTTGTGGAAATGCGTCATCAAATATATTTTTATTGGTCATAGCTGATACTCCTTTAATTTCTTTTTACTTTTTAATTTATATAGATTATTTCTTGCTCTCGTAATGCCAACATACCACACTCTATTCTCTTCATCTTGTTTGTCAATACTTAATCTAATTCCCTTTTGAACTTTTCTTCCTTGATGTAAAGATAAAATTACATTATCCTCTTCTCCACCTTTTGAAGCATGAATAGTGGATAACCAAATTCTTGCTCGTTCATTTAATTTTTCCTCTGTACTTAATAAATTTCTTAAATATAAAATTTCTTTTTGGTCAGCTACAAAAATATCATACCAGGGAATCTTAGCGTCCCAATTTCCATTAGGAATATATTCTCTTACTTCATTTATTTCTTTAGATTCTAATACTCCTTCCATTGTCCATTTAGTATAGGCAACAGCCGCATTATGTAATCCTACCTTAAAACTTTTTCCTTTATTACTTTGATAATATAAATTTTTCTTTTTTAATTCTTTCATAATTTCCAAAAGATTACTTTTAGTTCTAGTGAGAATAAGCCACTTACCTGTGGTAAGATCAACTTGACCTAGATTACTAATCGTAGACGCAAGACCCTCTTGCGCTCGTGGAAGATATTCTTTATGTTTCCTGATGCCTGCTATACGATTCACTGGTATTTGTGATTCCTGTTGCACGGCTCTTGATATTCTACGCGAGTATCTTAAAACACGTTCCTTAGCTGGCTCATTAATAAATCTATTAACATCAGCTCCGGCCCAGGCAAAGATAGCTTGATCATCATCACCAGCTAGATAGATTTGTTCACAATGGTTTTTTAATTTATCGTAAAGTTTCCATTGCAAAGGTGATAAGTCTTGTGCTTCATCAATAAAGATGGCTTTAAAGGAAGGCATCTTCTCCGGTGAAATATTTATAATCATTTCAATCATGTCATTAAAATCTAAAATAGAATTCTTTTTTTTAAATTCCTCTAAATTAAGTGCTATATGTTTTAACACATCCCAATCTATTTCTTTTTTATCATGCTCATTTCTATCAAACTCTTCACGTATACTAATTCCTCTATTAATGGCTCTTCCTATTAATTGAAAATATGGATTATCACATGTAAGAAAATGAGTTTCTTCCTCATTATATTTATCAGAGAAGTTTACACGAATGTTTAATTTTTTACCAAGTTCTTCATAGTGGTAGGGTTGCATAACTTGTTCATCAGTTAATCCAATTAAATGATAACAAAAAGCATGTAGAGTTTGAAAGTATGGAACTTTTTTGTCCGAGACACCTATTCGGTTTCTTGCTTCCCCCGCAGCCTTTTTGGTAAACGCAAAGTAACCTATTTTATGGTAAGGTGTTCCAGTTCTGATGTAAGCTTTAACTCTTTTTAGGAGTCTAAAAGTTTTACCTGTACCTGGAGGTCCGTATATTTTATTTATCTTTTCCATTGGCTTTTTTAAATGAATCAATTAATTTACCATTCCATCCAAAATAACCATGATGAGTGGTTTCTCCATCGGCTACACCATATAATTTAAAACCTGCTCCTTTAATTAAATTACAGAAGTGAACATCCTCTCCCCACCACATTCCATCTTTATCAAACGTAGTATCCCAGAAATTATAAAAATAATTATTTGCTTCCGGTGATATTATTTCTTTTTGTTTTATTTTTAAATGAGGCAAGTCTTTCATTAATCGTTCATAGACACGTCTATGAATTAAAGTCATACCCGCAGGGCCTCTAATCAATTCAACCAATCCTTTATTATCAACATTTATATTTTGATGATCTTTAAATTCTACAGAAAATTTTACAGATTGATCTTGAGTTTTTTTTCTGTAAGGAACACAGATGGCATCTTTCTGCGCTACAATCATTCTTCCTACAATCCCTGGTTCAAATTCCATATCAGCATCAATAAATAATTGATAATCCATTCCCGATTCTAAAAACATTGCAGTCAATACGTTTCTTCCATATCCAACATACGGACTTTTAAAAGTATTAATGGTTGATTTTATTTTAGCTGTTGTAAATTTATCCATTAATTTAATTAATGATAAACATGTTGCTACTTGCATCGTATCATATGCAGGCATACATACAGATACACTTGGTACTGGTGTCGTCATACTATATTCTCCTTATCTTCTATTTGTATTTTCTCATCTGGAATTTCTTCTTTTTCCAAATCAGTTATTGGTAGTTTTAAAACCCTTAATGGTGGGAAAGATTTCTCATTTTCTTTTTTGGGAAATCTTTTTTGGCAATCAAAGTCTCCTTTGAAAAATTGTTTGATCATCGTACCTGTACGTGATCTATCTTTACTCCATTCATTTCTTCTTATCTCTTCATAAAATTTATCATAATCAAAGTAATAAAATTCTTCATCCTTTAGAACAGCACCACTTTTAAACGCAGCAAAAGTAGTAGCCTGAGGTCCATTTACATAATCAATGACATATTTTTTTAACATATCAATTGGATTAGTCCCTGCTACAGGTTTTAAGTTTTCCATGTTGGCCCAGAGGCCATCTAAAATTATTTGATACTCTTGATTTTTAATTATAGGTGGAAATACTGAAGTTTGCTCTGCAATTAAAGCTCTCATTTCTTTCATCTCAGCAATCTTTTTAATATGTTTTGCATGTACTTGTTTAACTTTCCCACTTTCTAAATTTACATTGACCATAAATTCTGGCTCGGGTTTATAATTAATTCTTATTAACCCAGATAATTCTGGCCAGGTGGTACTCCGATGGCTACCTACGCCATACTTTCTCCTTAAACAAGTTCCCTTCGCACAATAAGATGAAATAGGTAAGTCACTACATTTAAATCCTTTAGTTTCATTCTTCCAATATTTTATTTTTTCATTTACTTTACTATCTCCCCACACATCATCATATTCAATATATTTTCTAGCTGCTTCTAATACTTTCTTTTCCCAAACCTCTGCAAATTTCTTTTTCGCAAACACCATATAGTTATATAAAAATCTATCTCTTTCATCTTTTAATTTTTTTCCACTCTCCTCAATCTCTTTACATATCATTTGAAGACATGGTGGTCCGTCATTAAATTCCTCTGGCCCACCTGTTATAATTTCATTTATTTTTTTTACACTTATATCTTTTAAGCTAGTTTTAGTTTGGAGATTTAGACCAACAACCTTTATAAATTCAGCAAGATCCATCTTAGTGCCGTCGGGTTTGTATGCCCGTCTTTCAATACTTTTGTAATAAGGAAGATTTATAAAACTTCCAGATGTTTTCTCATTATTTTGATTCATACCTAGTGTAGTTTGTTTAGGAAAAATTTCTGTATTGTGTGGAAGCTTAAATAAAAATAGTAAATTGGATAAGAACTCTCTTATTAAAGTGGTAGGAACTTTTTCTTTAGTAAAGACGTAAATATGAAGCCCCCCACTTTTAGATTCTATTGGAATAACTGGTAAATTTTTTTCATCGATAACTTTTAAATATTTTTGAAGATCAAAATTTTTATAATCTTTCGGATCAATATCTATTGCTCCAAAACTAGCTTGAGAGTTATCATCACACGCTTGGATTCCAATTGCTTTTCTTCCACCTAAATGATCTTCATAATCTTGGATAGTAATAGGGCGTTTGGCCCAACCATAATCACCTGGTTCAAATTTTAATTTACCACTTTCAGGTTCAATATAACCATTCTCAACGTTACAAAAACCAAAGTCTCTTTCTAGTCCATTAAAATATTGTGCAAATTCTTTCATATATTTTTTATAAGGGCGGATCCACTCTCGCTTCCCCGCCCTTCTTGCAAGTATCCCATAAGGGAATTAGACTATGTCCTGTTTAGGTTGAGTCTTATCGTATTTTGGTTTAGCCACCCCTTTAGAAACTGATTTCTGAAGTTGTGCCGCTACCTCATAGATAGATGCATCATCCTTATTAGTAACATCAAGATTTCTAACTCTTGATGGTTTATAGACATGCCAGCTTTTACTCCCCGCTGTTTTACCCATCGTGTTTAATTTATAAACCGCTGAATATGTTGCAGGATTAAAAGAGCCGTCTGAATCTGTGAATCTTAAATTCTTAATCAGATTATTCAACTCTCTAGCTGGAGTAAGATTAGAAGATCTCATTGGAACAACCGCTGGTTTTAACTCGTTACCCACTATTGCTAGTACATAAAAGTATGCAGTCTTCTCAACATAATTACCATTTGATAATCTGTATCTTCCATTTCTCTCCTCAACAGCATCATCTGGAATCTCTAAGTGAGTTCCAACTGGAGCAGAAGCACTATCGCCTCTCTCCTGCCATTCAGGATATCTAGTTTGTGCATGAGCCACTACTATATCAAGACCTTTATCTCCCTCAATCAGTTGCCCGAAGCCTGATGCATAGATCATTCCCGGTTTTGCCCCTGATACATGTTTAGGATCTCTCTCATTACATTCAGGGGAAAGTTGATGAAGAATTTTTAATATCGGAGTCGATACATCGTCCGATTTAATTTCTTCAGAACCCTTACCTGAGTCCGCTCTGAGATTGATATTAGCTAGTGCACCTGCACTATTCTTTTTAACTACTTCTTTTTCCATTTTTACTCCTTTGTTAGTTTGTTGGTTTAGTAGTTTATTTTTTGGTTTTTATTTTCGTTTGATTTCCTTCAAACGTTCTGAAAAACTCTGAAGGAATTTTACCACCACGTGTATGGAAATCCTCCAGAGTTGTTCTAAGAGTTGAGGCATGAACTGCAACCTTACGGTCGGGCTCATAACCTTGTCCTCTTGCAAGGGTCGCATAATGCTCCGCCTTGTTATCTTCGTTTAGACCGAACTTAACTGTGATTTCATTTTTCACAATCGCTCCCAGTCCATTATTTCGAAGCCAGTTATGTGCTTCTTGCTTTTTATCAGCAATGATTGAAGCACCAAATATATTTTTAACTTCTATCTGTGACCCATCTTGTAATGTTAAAGTCTTAAGATTAAGTTGTTGCATTAAATCGGGAATTATCATTCCAGAATAATATTTTTCGCGTTCCTTTAATTCTTTAAGTTTTTCTTCTTGATTAAATATCTCTTGTTGAATGTCTTGAAGAGTATTTATTTCTTTAGATAGTTGGTCGGGGTTTACTTGTGACACCTGATTAGGTGCATCTGCTCTTAGATCAATGTCTTTCATTATGTCTCCTTAGTGTTTTAATAGTTTAATTTATAATCGCACTACTTATATATAGGAGATATTTTGATTGTCAACTATTTTTGAAAAATATTTATTTCGATTGGATAGTAAGTTTTTTCTTGACGATCCCATTTTAAAAGTTTGTACTTACCATTAGTTGTATCTGCCACAATTGAACATACTACACCTATGATTGCAGGGTCGCCTGATAATAAAAGATAATCATTTTCAGTAAAGTCTTTTAGAAGCGTTCTAAGTTTCATAACTAAAGGACCAGGTGACATTATCATTTGTGAAAACTCTGGAAGCATTGTCACGATGTCGCCATATTTCTGCGCACCTACAATATTATATTTAGGCTCTCCTCTACTAGAGCCTGGGATTTCTTGTATTAAATAAACTTTGCTCATTTAATCTCTTTATATTGAGCTATGATAGAATATCTTTTACTTTTATTTTCATCACACCACGTTAATGGGCTATGAAATACAGGAGAATACCAAAAGATAGCTCTGTTTTCATTAAAACCAATATGAGTATTTAACTCATATTTATTATTTACTTCAGTATAAAAACCTGTTCCTCTATGTAACCCTCTATCTCCTCTAATATATACAATTATTTGATGAGTGCAAGTATCCCTTGCATCACAATGAACCATTGGTTTCTCACGTGGTAGTACCAGCGTATAACTACAATATCTTAGTTCTAACTTTTTGTTATACAATTTTTCACATCTTTTTCTAATATAATCGGCTATCTCTGGTTCAGCACTTGTTCCAAACCATATATGACGTTCATTTCCAAATGGTGTTGTTTTAATTTCTCCAGCTATATCATGGGTATATCGATGAGAAGAATCTGAATACTCATAAAATGGTATTTTGTCGTAAATAGATTTAAATATTTTAGGCTCTATGAAATTGTCTTTTATATTAATATCAAATTCTGTTTGCATCTTGACTTTTTTACTTTCAGCTAATATATAACAATTAGAAAGCAAAAGTAAATAGATATGAATTATAAATTTAAAACAAAGCCATACGCGCATCAATTAAAAGCATTAGAGCGCTCTTGGGATAAAGAGTATTTTGCCTATTTTATGGAAATGGGGACAGGTAAATCTAAGGTATTATTAGATAATTGTGCGATGCTCTATGATAGGGGAGAAATTAATGGATTACTTTTGATTGCTCCTAAAGGTGTATATAAAAATTGGTATGAACAAGAAATTCCTCAACACCTTCCCGATCACATAGAAAAGAAAGTAGTCCTTTGGAAAACCTCTGATAAATCTGGAGAGCAGGTTAAAAAATTAAATACTTTGTTTTCCACTGGAACAGACTTTCATATTCTTATAATGAATGTAGAAGCTTTTTCTTATCCCTTTGGATGTGAGTTTGCTAAAAGATTTTTGAATTCCCATAAAGCGATGATGGCAATTGATGAATCAACTACAATTAAAAATCCTAAGGCCAAAAGAACTGGTAATATTTTAAAGTTAAAACCTTTAACTAAATATAGAAGAATTTTAACAGGGTCACCTATTACTAATTCTCCATTAGATTTATGGAGTCAGGCTCAGTTTCTTGATGCATGGCTCTTGGGGTTTGATTCTTTTTGGGCGTATCGTGCTCATTATTGTATAATGAAAACTATGAACTTAGGCTCTAGAAGTGTAAGCGTTCCAATTGGACCCAATAGAAGAAACTTACCAGAATTAGAAAAAAAGATAGCCGTCTTTAGTGAACGAGTTTTAAAAGATGATTGTTTAGATTTACCACCTAAGACTTATGTAACTCGTCATATTCAATTAACTGATATACAGAAAAAACTTTATAAAGAAATGAGAAAGTATGCCATTTCAGAATTAGAGGGAAAAGTATGTTCTACTTCTACAGTAATGGTGCAGCTATTAAGACTTCATCAAATATCATGTGGTTATCACGCTACGGATGATGGTAAAACTCAAGAGCTTCCTTGTAATAGATTAACTGAGCTAATGGATATTATTTATGAACTATCTGGTAAATGTGTTATCTGGTCATTCTATCAAAAAGATGTTCAAAGAATTATTGGAGAAATAAAAAAACAACATGGAGAAAATTCGGTTGTAGATTATTATGGACTAACTCCGCAGGAAGATAGACAAAAAAATATTAAAAGATTTCAAGAAGACCCCGAGTGTAGATTCTTTGTAGGTACAACTCAAACAGGTGGTTATGGAATTACTCTTACTTCAGCTAGTACTATGATTTATTATTCTAATGGTTATGATTTAGAAAAACGTTTACAATCAGAAGCACGTATAGATCGTATTGGTCAAACTAAACCGATGACTTATATTGATTTAGTTGCTGATGAAACTATTGATTTAAAAGTTCAAAAGTCTTTAAGAAATAAAATGAATATTGCTACCGAAGTTATGGGCGAAGAATTAAGAGATTGGATTTAACCACCCCATCCATGAGTATCATCATGTACGACGCAGTTTGAAGTTACAGTATGTGCTCCCGGTTTTTCCATAATTGACTACTAATTTACTTATAGTCAACGTGCAATAAAAAAATCAAATGATTTTGTAAATCGTGTAAATAATTTGTAAATTAAAATTTACAAACTAAAAAATAAAACCCTTTATATCTAGTATTCTTTCTAAAAGAACTAGTGACACAGCCCCCACCGTGCCTAATAATACCCAATAGATCCTGTCTATCTTGCCGCCCAAATCGTGAATTCCATTATGCATATGATATTGTGATTTCTTTAGGCCTTTGATGTGGCCATAAAGCGAAAGGATATGTTCTCTGGTAGTTTTAGGTTTGATATCCATTAGGTTGTAATTCCTCTTTGTCTTAGACGTATTTGTTTTTCTTCTTCACTCAACAATGCATTCTCACTTGTAGTTAATCCATTCGCCGTTAAATTAGCTTGAGCGTTCATTCCTTGATTAAGAATATTTTGTCCCTGTGTTATTACTCCGGTATTAGGTTGAGCAGATGTAACTGTTTGAGGTAGCGGTGGTGTCTGGATTTCTGTTTCTTCAATATAGTCACTTACATTAATTTCAAAATTATCATCTAAAGTTAATTGACTTAATTCTCTTCTAATTTGCTGTAATGCAGGTCTTACTTCATTGAATACATTTACATCTCCTAAGTCTCTCGCTATTTCCGCAAATCTTAATTGAATATCATCAGACGGATAGTAGGGTTCAAACTTTCCTTTTTGTAAATTAAAATAAGTATCTGGAGAAATTTGTCTATCTCTAAATTCTCTTAGTAGCTCTCCTCTAGTTGTTCCTAAAATATTGGCTGCCGTTATATTTTTAAACATTTCTTGCTGAACATTAAATCGAGCTGCATTTGATGCAACATATCTTTTAATAATGTCATTAGGTTTAATAGGTCCTCCTTTTAATAATCCAAAATATCCACCTGTAAATTCTCTTCTCGCTTCCCTTATCCCTCTTTGATATTCTGCAATTTTAAAACCCATTGCTTTTAAAGGCTCAACACCTACAGGTCTGAATCCTACAAGACCCAGCATTTGATCGTTCATTCCTAAAGTTTTTCCTTCTAAAAATTCACCGGTTTTAGTAGGGGTGTCAGTAAGTGATCTTGCCATTCTACCATATTGTCTAAATCCTCCAGGCTCTAATGCCTTCCATAAATGTGCACCTTTAATATGGAGCTTGTCTCCTAATGATGTTTGATCCGTATATAAAATTCTTCCATCTTTTGTTCGCCCTCCTCTACCTGGAATAAATGGATATAAATTTATGTCAGCTGCAGCCGTTGTCCAAATCGATTCATCAATAAAAGGGGCGGCTACTTCAGTTAATGCTTCATCAGCACCTTTAGCAAAACCAGCTAAGATAGTGTCACCATCTTTTGTAGATGCAGCAATTTCATTAGCTAATGTTCTAAAAGGTCTAGACATTAAATCATATGCATTAGAGTGACTAAAATCTATATATTTTAATTCCCCTGTATTATCATCACGAATAGGAATAAGTGTAGAGTTTCTAGACCACTCAGGTACGAATTGTCTTAAAGCATTAATTTCATCTTCGGTTACGTTGTATAAAGTCTTAGCTCCTTCTACCATCATTGTGGGAACGGTTCCTAAAGTAAATGCCATACCTGTCGCTCTAGTTACACCAATTCTGTACATTGGATTATTATTACTTACAAAACCTTTTCCTTCTATATAAACCACCGGAGCAATATCACTACCTCTAATTATTTCTCCTCGTCCAGGTATGTGTTTCATTTCTTTTATAGCTTGTTCACCAATGTTTGTAGTTGTTCTAATCATTTCTGAAGGGAACGACATGAAGTTACCTACCGGTAAAAGTCTAGCTGCTCTTACATACTCTCCAACATAAGAATAGTTAGGAACAGTATTTTTAACTATATCCGCTGCTTCTTTTTTTAATTCACTAAGAGGTTTATTAATACGGGCTTTTTTATATGCATCATTTCTTCTATTTAATTCAACAAAGTAATTTGTAATTTTCCAAAAGTCATCTTCTGCTACATACTTGCCTTGTAAATATTCAGGTACTTTTTTAAGCTTAGCCATCATTGGTCTTAAGACAGCGTCTACATCTGCAATCTTATCTCCAAACTTAACATCTCTCATTAAGTTTTTTAAATCTCCTATTTGAACTTGAGAGTTTACAATTCCTAATTCTAATAATTCTCGGTAAGCTTTTTCAAATTCTTTATCATTAAATCTTGATCCTCTAAAAGGATTAACCCCTGAAATAGTCCAACCTTTTCTAAAAGATTGACCTAATAATTTAGGGTTAAGAAGTCCTTCAAATAAAATTCCATTTGCTGCAGCAAATGCACCAGCACTTAACAAATTACGTAAGTGAGTGGGGATAGATAAAACAGTTTTAGCTAACTGAGCTGTGGCTTTAGGAAGTAGTAATAAATTTCTATATAACCAAGTCATTCCTTTTTCTGTTCCAGTTGCACCTTCTCTTCCTCTAACGGCTGCTGTAAAATATCCTTCTTTAAGAGAGTTGGCTCTTGCTAAAGCTTCGGCCATAGGTCTAGTAGTCCACATATCAGCTAAAGGATTTACTAAATTTCCTCCTCTAAATTTTGTAAGCTCCCCCATAATTTTATTAACCGAAACTATATCGGCTACGCCATTGGTAGCATCGATAGCTTCTTTTTCACTTCTCCAAAAAGAACCTTTACTTGGACCTGCTTCTTTTTGTACCAAGGCATTAGTTTGTCCCATTTCATCTAGCATGGCGCTCATTCTAGCCATTCCAGATAAATGAGTTATTGAATTAAAAATTGAATATCGTGGATCTGACATTTCCCCTAAAAGTTTTTTAACAACTTTATTAGGAGCCCCTGTGCCGTCCATTACATCATCTATGAATCTCTCATAACCCATATCCTCTAAAGTTTTTTTAACATAATTTGCATCTGGCACTGTCACTCTAGACTTAGAAACCTTTACTCCATCTTCTAAAATTTTTTCTACAAGTTGTCTTGATTCTTGTTCCGCAGTACTTGATGCCATCTTTGGATTATCTTTACGTAATAAATTTTTAAAGTAATTACCCGCTGCTTCCTTAACTTCATCGGTTGGTTTATATCTACCAAAGATTCCTAGAATAGGATTCTGTTCAAATATTTTGTATGTATTCCCTGTATAATCTTTAATTCTAGTTTTTAAAAGTTTAACTAATTCATTTTGTCCATCATATTTTCCAACAGTGTCAATTAAATTAGAAAAAGTTTGACGTGCCTCAGTTAAAACATTTACTATTTCAGTTGAGGTATTTTTATCTACTCCTTTGTTTTTTAATGTAGTGACCAATTGATTGGTTTTTTTAGGATTCCATATATCAGTTACATCGCCGTCAAATATCATTTCATTAACTTCTTTTAAAAAAGAATCTTTTTCTTTAGAAGTTAAACTTCTATCTAAAACTTTTTGCATTTGAGGAAATGCTTTATCTATACTTCGAGTTAAATTTTTTACTAACTCTGTTGCTCTATTAGCATCAGAATTTCTAAATCCTTCCATTACTCTTTGAGAACCAAATACTTCTTTAGTTAAAGCGCCTTCAGGTGTTACGGCTTCAACAAATTTATTAATCCATCTTTCTACAGCAGAATCACTATAGGCTAACTCTTTTCCTTTATTGCCCATAGCTTTAATAGTTTTACCTGCACCAGCTACAAAGGGAGTAACCAATAAAGATTCACTACCAAATTTAACCCTGTTCATTAATTTACGAGCTGCATCTTCTCGGCCTCGAGTTTCCCATCTATCTAATCGAGTAGGTCCACTGTCAAATAATTCTCCAAAACTTCCAATGTCTTCTACGTCTGCAACAAAAACTTCCCCTGTTGCACCTCCTAAAGTCCCTGCAGCAAATCGCGCAGTCCCTGCTTGTTTATTTAATTTTTTAGCAAGGTCTCCTTTTTTAAACCATTCTGCAGATGCTTTATTTCTTCCTATGCTTGCAAGCTTACCAGCTTTTCTAGCATCCATATAACCTTTAGCTAATCTACTTCCTAGCTTAAATCCATAAGTTCCAGGAATACCAATTGAAGTTAAAGCCTCAGTTAATCTGCCGGCTCCATGTTGTTCTGCTACTTCTTCAAAGGGATTTAATTTGTCAAAAAATTGTTCTACGTCTGCCGCTGTATCTGTGTCTAAACCTAAATCAATAAGTTCTGCCGCTAATGAAAAAACTCCTTCAGGAACTTTAAGAATACCTGAAGCTATACCAGCGGCACCTGCTTTGTACCAACTAACTTCATTATCTTGCTCTGCGGGAATGATGGGATTAAATACAGCCATTTAGCTCCCTATGCCATAGCGTCTTCTACATCAGGGGAGAAAATATCTGGACGAGGTTTTTTAGGGCTTATGGGTACATCTTCTTTAACTTCTTCTTTTAAAGTTACTGATTCTACTGTTCTACCAAAATTTTTAAAATAAATTCCTTTTTCATCTTGTACTAATTGTTTAAATATACCATCTACAGGATCAAAGAAAACTTTGCCTATTTTAGATCCTCCTCTTTCATTTGTAGCCCATTTTCTAAATTTCTCGTCAGTAGAGATATCTTGCTCTATAACCCCTCCTAATCTTTTACGGTCAATTTTTTCTATTAGTTTTCCTTCAAAGTCTACGTCATAGTTTGCTTTATTTGTAGCAACTGTATGACTATCACCAGCTTTTCTAAACGTTTCATAAGATGCAATTTTAAATGGATCTGGAGTTTCTTTGTTATCACCAAATCTACCAGCATCAATTTGCATTTGTAATAATTCTTTATCGGACTTGTCTTTTTGTGTTTGAAGATCTCTTTGCATTTCACCTTCTAAACCAAACTGCGCTGCACCTGTTTTTAAGTTTCTAATTAATTCTGCTCTCTTGTTTTGTTGCTCTATTAAAGCTTTATTAGGCCCTTCTAAGTTACCAATAGCGTCAGCAAATGAAGTAGACTTAGAAATTTGTGGACCAGCTGCTAGTAAATAAGAAGTTAAAGGATCCATACCTTGAGGTAAGCCTCCCGCTCCTACTACTTTTTCCATAAATCTTTGTTCGTAATCTACTGGCTCTGAACTTACAATTGGATTATCTTTGTGCATAGATCTATCAACAATACCAGTCATGATACCTGTACCGACGTTTCCGCCTTTTCTAAACATTGGTCTTTTAAAAGTTCTGCTCATTATTACGCCTGTTGAAAAGTAAAATTTTGTGGTTGAGGATTAAACGCTCTGTAAATTCCAGCTAATGTTGTCCCTGCTCCTAACGCTGTATTTATTGGACTTGGACCAGGTGCAGTGATTTGAGATGTTTGACCTGGATATCCAGCAATTAAACTCGTAACTCCAGATCCATAAGTTTGTGCTGCAGTTAAAGGTTGCATTAACTGTTTTTGTAATAATTGTTGTTGCGCTGTTAGAGCTGCTTGTCTTTGAGCTTGATTTAATGCACCCATAGTTGAAAGGGCAGCTATATCTTGACCCCTGAATTGTTGTCCTTGAGAGGCGAAGTTTAATTGATTTTGTAAAGCTTGTTGTCTTAAATTTTGTGCTTGTGTAAATCCTTGTGATAATAGATTTGCCTGTAAAGCCGCTCGGTTTCTGTCGCTCCCTGTTTGATAATTAGCTAATTGAACTCCTTCTCTTCCTCCACCAAATGCACCTGCACCAATTGCTCCAGCTCTTAATGAAGGTAAACCTTTTTGAGCTTGTATGTCAAATTCTTGCATAGTTGCATCAATGACATCTTTTTGATAAGGAGATTCAAATTGTTTGTAAGCATCTGGAGCTGCATAACCTTCAGCTGTTTTAAGATAAGGTTCATATGCACCTATACCTTTTTCAGCTAATGTTTGTGCTCGTTTTTGTAAAGCATCCATATCAGCCACAAATTGTGGACCATATATTTTACTTAAATCAGCCTCTTTAAATTTACCTGTCGCTGTTGCTAGATCACTTAAAAATGTTTTACCAGCAGCTTCTATAAACTCTGGTGGTAATACTCGTGTTGATGTTACTTCTTCAGCCATTAAACTACCTTACTCTCTAATTGTTTCATTTGATCGTGTAATATTTGAGCACCCTTATTAACGCTTCCGCCTCCGGCCGCTCTTACTGCATCTGCCGTCCAAACAAATTCATTGTTAGATAACATCGCTGGGACATCATCTGCTTTTTCTTTTACACCAACTGGAGGAATAAATCCACCTGTTTCTCTAAGATCTAATTCACTAATTCCAGCTGAATTCTGTCTAAGAGGTAAATTACCTAGAAGGCTTGCTGCCTGAGCCGTGTCTTCAGATCCTAAAGCTAATCCAATTCTTCCGCCATCAGCTACCATGGTTTTTTGTTCTTTTACCTTATGTTTCCTTTTATCCTCTTCATATTCTTCTCTCATCTTATTATCGCGATTCATCCACTCCATCATTCTTCTTCTGTACATGTACTCGTCCATGTTAGGAAAGCCTGTAGCTAATCCAATTCTTCCGCCTTGAGCGAAACTTCTTTCACCCTTAGCTCGTGCAATAGCGTCTTTAGTTTCTTCCATTAATTTTTTTCTTAATTTGTCTGTATTTTCCCCTTGTTTCATACTATCAATATAGGCACTAAGGTCCCCATGTCTTTTATTTATCATCCGCAGGTTCTCCACTTGAGTAGCTTTTTGTTGTGCATGTTCTCTAAAATCTGGTTCGTTTTGAGGGGTTGGTAGGAATCCATCCTTTAAACCTACTCTTCCACCAGTCGCGTATTCAGATACATTTGTTTCAACCATTTCTTCTATTTGTCCATCAGGTAAACTAGGATTTAATTTTTTAAATAAGTCTCTTAAGTAAGGTCTTAGTTTATTTGGATCTCTTTGAACTTCTTCAATTTGTTCTTCTTCCATACCTTGACTTCCAAGATAAGTAGCTAGTGCGGTACCTATTCCTACTTTAGAACCTGTACCCATTTTGCCAAATAAATTTTTTGCCATACCAAATAAACCGGGATTTGTGGTAGCGGCGCCCTTCATAGCTGCTGTGGCCCCAGGTAAAAATTGTGTAGCACCACCAAATAATGCATTACCGAAAGCAGTGCTTCTTAATCCGGCCGCTGGACCGAAACCTGCTAAACCAGCCCCACCTATTAATAAAGCAGCTTTACCTACTGGTGACTTAACAATTTTTTTAATACCTTTACCTATTTTTTTAACAAAGCTTCCAA